CTATCCGTTCTTTCAAATCGGATATTCTATTTCCCAATATTTTCATTTGCCCCGTAAATGAACTTGCCTCTGCCACCGCAGACCCGCCGAATAATTTTGAAATATTATCAACCGCCATCTGCATTCGCTTTGTTGAACCAACATCACCCTCCACAACAACACCGTATCGCGAAAGAGCATTTGTTGAACTACCTACTGATTTGGCAACTAAATCACCTGCCGAACGCAAATCCATTCCCTTTGCAGATGCTAAATCAAGAGTTGCTTTCGTGAGTTTATCAAGCATCACACCCTCAATGCCAAAATTAGTTAATTGTTTTTGAACGCCAATAATCATTTCATCGCCATATATTGTTATTTTTTGCAATGAAGTTGCCAAATCTAAATTATGATTGAATGCTTCCTGTGTATAAACTCCTGCTTGTTTCATCGCTTGTCTTAAATTTATTTCCGCTTCCTCTTGTTTTGCATATTCTTTAACAAGATTAGAAATAGCAATAACACCACCAACAGCAAAAGAAGTAAGAGCTGCACCCACAACCTTAAATCCTTTTGTTATGTTTTCGGTTTTTGCAGAGAGTTCATCAATTTTGTTAACCGCAGAATTGATACCCTCTGCATTGAATTTACTACCGATTGAAACGAAAAGCGACCCGAGTTCTGCCATTTTATTTTTTCCCCTTAACCATCCCAAGCCCTAATTTATCCAGCACTTTCCTTGAATTTATCAATTTACCTTCTTTTGCTTTTAATTTAATTTCTGGCTCAATTCCGTTTTTCGCCATCACTTGTTTTATTGTTTCATTATAAACCAACCCAATCCATTCGGGAGTTTTGTCAAACAATTCATCTATGGTATAATTCAATTCGGATGACAAAAAAATCAGGATAGACAGAAAATCACCCTCTACTTCTTCATTGCTTCTGCTATCCTTCGCACGTTTCCCAGTATCTTTTTAATATCTGTTTTTTCACAAATCAATGCAATTATTTCAGTTGTCTTTTCAATATCAAGATTTACCTTAATAAATTCTGTGTCTTCCTCTTTTAATAATATGCCGAGAATACCGGCAATTTCATCCTCATTAAGAAAATCAAAAATTGTCAGTATGTCCTCAACATTTGTTTTGTTTTCTGCAAGTTTTTTGGAAGTTTCGGAAGTTATTTTAGATGTAAATTTAACAAGATACCGTGCAAGTTTTATTGTTTGACCTGCGGTAAGTTTCCCGATTTTGTATTTTCTATTACCAACATTAACTTCTTCAAAATCAGGAATTAAAACATTTAGCGTTTCATTCATAAAACAATCCTCCATTTTAGAAAAACAGGCGGCAGTAATTTTAGAATACTACCGCCTGTCTTCCAAGATTTTATTCGGTTATATTGTTACCGAGAATTGTTCTATTTTTGTCTCAGCAAGATTATTACCCGCCATATCTGACAACCCAGTTGTCACAATTGCCTGGAATATATCAGAAGCAGTCCAATTGCTCGTCGGTGTAAATATTACCGTCTTTGCTGTGCTATCATAGACAATCGTTCCTGCAACCAATGAAGCACTTGCCGGCACGGTTGTATTTATGATTGAAAAAGTATTACCATAAATAATCGTTCCCTCATCAATTGCATTCGTTTCGGTAATCGTCCATACAACCGTTCCTTTTGTATCTTTTGTCACAGTTCCACCGTCAACAGGTGTTGAAAGTGCTACCGTCGGCGGAGTTGTATCTGCACCAGTATCAACGATTGTTCCATATCTTTGATTTGCAGTTTTAGATGTGTCTTCCAAAATCTCAAATTCAACTTCAACAATAGAAACTTCACCTTTTTTGTAAGAATGTTTTGCGTTACCTTTTTGAACGCATTTGTGAAGTGTCACTTTGCGAGTTCCACCAGCGGGACCGTCGCCATTGATATAAAGCGTTCTGTAAATGACAGTATCATTACCGCCAAAAGCAAGTGTTGAATCTGAAACTGCTGTCGTCGGATAATCAAATGCCAGCGCAAGATTGGACAGCGTTGCCTCTGCCATTTTACACTTAACTGACATTTTTTCACCAACTTTTGCAACCAAAACAGTTCCTAACCAAGCATCTGCAGTAATGTCTTTATATTCTCTTGCGAGTGCAAGTTCAACTCCGCCTTCAAGAGAACCGACATCAACCGCACTTCCTTCCGCTGCACCATATGCCGCAACTTTTAGAGTTGCATTCTTAACTATCAAATTCGCTACTGTTCCTGGCATAATATTATCCTCCTTTTATGAAAATTTTATTCCTCTTAAATTATATTTTCCTTTTATATTGAAATGAGAAAGAAATAATTTTGCAAAAAAAATTAGTGTCCGGGTCCCTAAATTCTGAACTGCCATTTACTACACCACTGTAAATATAATATGTATCACTTGCAATTGATTGTGAACCACCTACTCTTAACTCGTCAGAAATATATAAAAGTTTTTTTAACTGGTCAACTATATTTCCACAAGTAATATAATTGTCACTAAAAACATTAAACTGAATTGTATCTTCTTCTATAATCTCAAATCCTGTTGCCCGACTTGAAACTTCATAAACTATGAAAGGTATATTTGTATTCTGACCTGCCTGAATTGGATATATTTTACTATCTGTCGCAGATGAATTTAGTAATGTATCAAGTGTTGCATCTGCTTTAAGATGTGCCACTACATCCAGTTCAATCATTTTATAACTCCAATTATATCTGATAATTCTTTTTCAAATTGTAGTATGTGTTTTGCCAGTGCAGGTCGTAAAAACGGACGCTCTTTAAGATTCCTCGGTGGATAGCCATATTCTAATGCCCTCGCATATGGCACTATATCTTTAACCCCAACTTTACCAATTATCTTTCTACCTTTTATTAAAGTCGGCAATTCAAAAGTTATATTGCTTTTTAAATATCCTGTTTGAACATAAGGCGGATTGCCCGGTCTTGAACGGCGAGGTGTTTTCCCCTTCCCAAGCCCACCTCCACCTGTTTTCATTGAGTTTATTGCCGTTGAATTTACTTTTATTGTAGTATTCTTTACAACCTCAAATACCTTTTCGTCAATCTTATCAGCAACTGATTTTAATTTGTCAAGTAATTTTTCTGCACCGACTAATGATACTGATAATTCCGTCATATAATAATTTTATCCTATTATAGTTAATGCAATCTGCCAGTGAGAAAAATTACCTCCTGCGTTTGCAACTAAAAGCACCTCATAATTTTTATTACCAATCACAACCCGATATTTTCCCGTATCAAAACTAAATCCTTTTATTATATTCATAAATAAAATATGCGTTGCCTTTTCGTAAATTATCTGTGGAATACTTTTAACACCCCCAGAAGCAGTATCTAATCGGCATTTTATATTAGAATATACAGTCGCCCAAGTTTCCACCATCTGCCCGGCGGTGTCCTGTGTTTTTGTTTTTATTTGGATGCTACAAATAGAATTTAACAACCCATTGAAACTCATAATAAAATCCTTTTATACGGAAGCAGAAGCCCTTGTATATCTTCGGGAATATACATTATTGATACTTTATTCGCCTTTGCGCCGGTGAATGAAATTGAATAATCTCCAATCCGTTCGCTTTCAATTCCCGATTTCCCTTTTGCCATAATCTCATAACTACACAATTTTAATAAAGCCAAAATAATATCTTCGGGAACTGTTGTATATCCTGCTGTATAAGTTATTCGTATATTTTTATGTCCATTAGCCCAGCCACTGCCTTTATGTAAATATCCTTCATCGGCATATTGAATAAAATCGGTATCTTCGGTTAATGTCCAAGTTACCGAAGCAGTTATCTTATCATAGTATTCTACTTTTGTTAAAGTAGTTATCGGATAATTTTTCAATATCAATTCTAATTCACCGCGTCCATCGTAAAATTCATTTGTATAAGTCGCTGTCTTTATTGACCGTCTTAAATATGTGTTGATAGCATCAGTCATTCTATTTATAAGATTTTCAAGATATAAATTGTCATAACCGAGTAAGGTCAATTCGTTTGCTGAACCCACACAATCAGTAACAGGTAATACCCATAAATTTGTAGATGCCTGACTTGACTGGCATAACTGATTTACAACCCACCCCTTATTAAGATTATTTATTGCAGTTATCAATTCAGAAATTGTGTTTTTATCAGCATCAGCAAAAGTAAGTGTATCAGTCCCACCATCAGTTGTCACCAAAATTATCGTAGTATCCGTTATCTGCACCGTCGCACCTGCACCAGAATTGTAAATCTTAAAAAAAGGAATTTGAAAATCTACATTATTCTGTTGCAAATATTCAAGCAGATTTTCCACAGATACATAAGTATTGCTATTCAACATAATTTATCCTTAAAATTGAGGCAGGTTTTTTGTATAGAAACCTTACCCCACTAAAAACTATGTAAGTAATTTTTTTGTTTATTGTTTTACCTATATTGCACATTCATATACACATCTGTTGCCGCTGACGATTTATTTACCGCCATATCCCGTAATTTCAACGGATTATGTTTGGGATAATCAATAATCGTTATCGTCACAGTCGCACTTGACGGCAATATAAATGTCTGTGATAAACTCGCCGCACTTATTGATGTCGCCGTATCATAAATTGATATTGTCTGCAAGGTTGTCCCGCTATTGCTGAACACCAATTTATCAACAATAACACCATCAGCGATTTGCGGATATGCACCGAGCGCAAATTCACTCGTTGTCCCTTTCACATTATAGGTTGATAATGTGCAGGTATAATCAGCAGCAAAAGATATTACTGCCAATTCAATCAGCAAAACAAAAACTGAAAATAATCTTTTCATACTTTTTTCCTCCCCTTTTTTTTAGGTGGCTTTCCCACCATTTTATTCATATCAGGATTTTGTAATCCCTTATCAATACTATCGGCAGAAGAATTGGAAATGGCAGGTTTGATATAACCATATGGAAGCAATGTATCTGCTTTCTCTTTTTCCAATTCCAACTCCTCGCCAACAATATGTTTCACACCACCCATCCCAAATGGA